GACTATTTGATTGGTGATTTCACAAAGTCAAATCTTAGAATGAGAGAGGACTTGAATATCCAAGTGGGATATGTGGACAGTGATTTCACTAACAACATGATGACCGTACTATGTGAGGCCAGAGCTTGTCACTTTGTCAAGTCCAACTATGTTGGAGCATTTGTCAAGGGAAACTTTGCAACAGATAAGGCAGTTATTTTAAAGCCATGATGGTGACTAATTAATCATTGAGGGAGTCAGTGGCTCTGACTCCCTTTAAATAAATTGCACAATGGCAAAGAAACAAAATACCAAGAAGAGTGAAGGGACTGCTGACAAGAAGGTCACACCAAAGAAGGCCATCATCAAATTTGAGGCTGGAAAAATGTACAAATTCAGAGGGAATGGGATTGCTCCCAGCCTCAAGAAAGGAATGGAGTACAAGGTGTCTGGACAATATGCAGAGCAATTCATTAAGAATGGATATGGTGAAATAATTGACTGAACATGATTGTACAAGTAAGTGATTTCAAGGTAGGTAAATATGAACTCCATAGTGGCATCTATGATGTCCCAAGGATTCAAGCCTACATTGACAAGTATGAGAAGAGATATCTCACAGAATTGTTAGGAGGGGATTTGTATTCATTATTTGAGGCAGACTTGACTCTTGGAGCTGGTGTCCCAACAGAGGACAGATTCACTGCAATTTTTGAGGCATTGACAACAGACTTGACATGGTGCATTCTTTACTCCGAAGGGATGAAGGAGATGCTCCTTGGATTCATTTATTATGAGTACACAAAGGATGAGATTGTCCAGATGACTCCAGTTGGGAATGTCAGACCAGTAGGTCAGAATTCAGAAGTGGCTGGGTCATTATACACTCAAATCTATAACAGATACAATGATGGTGTCAAGACGTATAAGGCCATACAAGGATACATCTGGAAGAATCCAGAGAAGTATGACTATGCTGAATTTAATGGGATGACAAAGGGAATGGTGACATGGATATGATAGAAGATATTTGCAATATTGTTGAGGACCTTGTGTCCAGCATTGACACTCAAATTGTGGGAGTCAACACTGGTAATGGTACTGCTGATTTCTGTCACACCAAGTGGGCAAGGAAAGGAAAGACACTGACCAGAGTGAGTGATGGTGAACAATGGACCATTGATGAGGTAATACTTGATGAGAGTATCACTGCCATCTATATTGGGACAACAATACCAGAGCCAATCTTTGAGGGGACTTTTGAACTGCCAACTCCATTCTTTATCACTGGGACCAGATTGGCCACCAATAGTGAGTGGACTAAGGCATCCAATGACATCACAGATAAGACACCAATTGTCTGGCTCCTTGAAACTACCAGAGAGAGAATCTTTGGAAGGGAGCAGACACTTGAGAGAGCATCTGATTTGAGAATGTTTTTTCTTGATGAGACCAATGTGAAGGACTATTATACAAAGGACCATAGAGTCCAAGTAGTCCAGCCAATGACTCAACTTGTTGAGGGACTTATTGAGACCATAAGTGCAAGAGCCAATTTTGATGATGTGGAAGAATTCCAACTCATAACCTTCTCCAGATTTGGAGTAGAGCAAGAGACTGGATTCATTCAGAACATCATTGATGCAAACCTTTCTGGAGTAGAGCTACAATTCACTCTCCAGAAATTCAAAGAGAATTGTAAATGTTAAAAAAATATATTAATTATTAAAAGATAAAATTATGGCAGTAGGATGTGATTGCAACGTAGGACTGAGTAACACTGGGAGACCAAATTGTGTCCCTTTATTCAGCGTAACAAATAACTTGATTCAAGTACCATTGAGAGATTCAGATGGCAACTTGAATGGATTGGACTTGAATGCTCCAATACCAACAGATTGGTCAACATACACAAACAATGTGGATGCTTCACAGAGATGGTTTCCAATACCAACTTTTGAAAATGTTGAGCTACCAAAGGCAGACTCTCAATTTGAGGAGGCAAACTCTGGAAGAATGGCATTTTTGAGACAAGGAAAGAGGTCATTTGCTGGAGAGCTTTGGGCAGATGATTCAACTCCAACTACATTGGGGAAACTTGAGAAAGGGAGATGTGTTGACTTTGGTGTCTATGTAGTGGATGTCAATGGGAACTTGATTGGCTCTGAGGTTGATGGATTCTTGTATCCAATACCAGTGGACAATGCTTCATGGGACCCAAAATTCAACTTTGCAACTGACTCAACGGTCCAGAAGATAATGCTTGGATTTGACTTTGACAGAAACTTTGACGAGTCAACAATGTACATGATTACTCAAGATGAGGCTGGAATTGATTTCACTTCATTGAAGGGATTGACTGATGTTGTTTTGACTTTAGTTGGAACTCCATCAATCACTCAGATGATTGTTGAGGCAGAATTCTGTTATGGGACTGCATACAACAAATTGAAGTATCTTGGAGCAACATTGGTGACTGATTGGATTCTTGAGAACACAACTCTTGCATCAATTGTAGTCATTGATTTAGTGACTGAGAATCCAGATGGGACATATACGATTGATTACTCTGCTGGAGTAACTGCTCCAGAAGGATTGAAGTTGTCAGTGTCAAAGACTGGATTTGATGGAGAGATTTCTTCTGTAACTGCTTAAAAAAGACACAATGAAAAATATACTCATAGGAAAAATGTGCTTCAATTCTGATTCTCTGGCTGGTCTAAAATTGACCGAGGCCTATGATAAATTTGAGCATATTAGGAGAGATATTGTGAAAAAGGCACATCAGATGGCTAATCCAAAAAAGGGAAAAAACTCACAAAAATAGTGGGGAAAAATAGTATGTTTTGATGGAAGGGGAGTGTGAAAAATACTCCCCTTTTTTTTCAGAATCTGACTTTTTTACTGCTGATTTTTAGTGATAAAATAGGCCTAAAATGGATGATTTTCTCCAGATGTGCCAAATGGACAGAGATACACTTTTAAAGCTCTCTAATGAATTAAGCCACTTCTGTGGTGTGGTAGTATTAAAAAAGAGAGATGTGAGGTCCCCTTTCTGCCACTGGGATACAGAAGGGGTAAAAAAAAGTTTGAATTTTTATAATTGAGAGAATGGTCAATGTTTTAGACACAGAAATTGGAGCAAGATTGAAGAGAACAAAACTCCTCTTTGACTCTGTAATATGGTTTGATTCTGTGGATGGAAATGTGAGGAGAATGATTCTCCACTGGATACAAAATGACCAACTCAGAATGAAGGGAATTGATGAGGATGGTGATATCATTGGATGGTATTCTCAACTGACAGAGATACTCTCTGGAGGTAAAAAGAAATTTAATACACACTACACTCTGGAGGATACTGGTGAATTTTTTCGGCAGATGTTTGTCATTGTTTTGAATGACTCTCTTGTGATTGATTCTGATGGAGCTGACAAGAGCAATGGTGATAATTTATTCACCAAGTATGGGGATGGGATAACTGGATTGACAGATGAGAACATGGAGAAATTGGTGGCAGTCCTCAGAATCAAATATATTCAAAACACAAGGAAAGTGTTGGGAATCAATTGATGAGATGCCACTTGAAAACTGGATAAAAATCACAGAGGATGGTGAGCATCAATTTGTATGTAAGGAGCCAGAGAATGTGAAAGGAGTGGACCTTGCTGAGGCATGGTATAAAGTTAATGATGAATACATTGAGAGGTATGGACTTGGAGACTTATACAAGAGACTTCTCAAAAAAATGAAAGAGAAGGCTCTCATGGAGTTGGATTTTGTTGAGACAAGGGACAGATTCAAATTGACAGAGATATCACTTGCTGAGGCAGATATGAAGTCAATGATGTCCAATAGAGGTGAGGGGATAGGAATCAGAGAGGCATTGATTCACCTATCAAAATATATGGGATTCAGATTGGACCCAAAAGAATTGAAAGTATCAGAGTTTTTCAATATTAGAGACAAGCATGGCAAAGAAAATAACAAGACAAGAGATAGCAGAAAGTGACATTTTTGGTGACATCAAGAGGTCAGCAGAGGACACAATTGGAATCATTGACAAACTATCTGAGGCATTGAATCAGACTGCTGAGGCAGTGAAAAAGTCAGTGGGAGGAGCAAAGTTTGATAGTACAAAGGCAATAGACAACTTTGTCAAGAGTACAGAGAAGGCCAACAAGCTCCAGAAACAAGCCATTGAATTGACCAACGCAAGAGCCAAGGCAGTGACCTCAAGAAAGAAGGCAATGCAAGAGAATCAGAAGGTCCTCCAGCAACAAGAAAGAACAACACAAGCAAGAATCAAGACAGAGAGAGAACTTGCCAGAGAGAAGGACAGAGTGGCCAAGGCATCTGAGAAAGCAACCAGAGTGGCTAAGGCTGAAAACTCTGAATACACAAAACTGGTGAGAAAGACCAGAGACTTAAAAAATCAGTCCAAGGAATTAGCATCCAAGATGTTACTCTTGGAGAAGAGTGGCAAGAAAAACACAACTGCATGGAGAGAGACTGCAAGAGAATACAGAAATGTAACCAAGTCAGCTCAACAAGGAGACAAGGCACTCAAGAAAATTGATGGGACCGTTGGTGATAATTTCAGAAATGTAGGGAATTATAAAAGCGCATTGAAAGGATTGGGGAGTCAATTGCTAATGTTGGGAGGAGGCCTCTCAGCAATATCAGTCCTCAAAGGGATGGGGAGTATTGTTGTAGGATTTGACCAAGCAGTGGCAGACCTTGGAGCTATCTCTGGAAAATCATCAGAAGAATTAAAAGTTTTAAATGACCAAGCAAAGGAGCTGGGCGCAACTACGCAATTTTCGGCAACACAGATAACTGAGATGCAAATTGAACTGGCAAAATTGGGATTCACAAGTGAGGAGATTCAAGCATCCACAAAGGCTGTGTCAAATTTCGCATCTGCAACTGGGTCATCAATACCAGAGGCCTCTGCATTGGCTGGGTCATCCTTGAGAGCCTTTGGATTGGAGGCATCTGAGATGGAGAGAGTTGTCTCTGTCATGGGAGTGGCCACAACCAAGTCAGCTCTTGACTTTGGGAAGTTACAAACTGGACTCAGTACGGTGGCTCCAGTGGCCAAGGCCTTTGGATTCTCAATTGAGGACACAACTGCTCTGCTTGGGACTTTGGCAAACTCTGGATTTGATGCATCATCCTCAGCAACTGCTACAAGAAATATACTTTTGAATCTTGCAGATGCTAACGGTGAACTTGCAAAGAAATTGGGGAGGCCCATCAGAAATGCAGAGGACTTGTCTGCTGGACTTAAAGAACTTCAAGAGAGTGGGATTGACCTTGCAGAAGCCTTGGAATTAACTGACAAGAGAAGTGTGTCTGCATTCAATACATTCATGGAGAACTCTGACACACTTGTCACTCTCAAGGATGGCATCACTGATGTCAATGATGAGCTTGAGGATATGGCATCCAAGAGGCTGGACTCAATTGCTGGACAATTTACTTTACTTGAATCAGCATGGGAGGGGTGGGTCCTTTCAGTGAGTGATGGCTCTGGAGTTGGGGATGTCCTCAAGAATACTCTTGGATTTATTGCTCAGAATCTGAATGCAATCATGTCCTCAATTTTCATGGTGGTCAGAGCATGGCTCCAATATAAGGCCACTCTTTTAATTGTTAAGGGAATAAGCTGGGCAATGACTGGAGGACTCAAGACCATGGTGACTCAGTTGGTGTCATCTGTGAAAGGAATCAAGCTGATGACCACTGCAACCAAAGGGAGTGCTAATGCAATGGGATTACTTGGAAAGTCAATGAATGCAATCCCATTCCTTGCAATCATTGGAATGGTTATTCAATTAGCTCAAGCCTTCATGAGTGTGGCACAAGCCTCACACACTGCCAGAATTCAACAAGAACTACTTGAAAAGGCAGAAGAACAAGCAACAGAAACATCAAACAAATTAATCTCAGCAGAAAAAAAGAGATTTGATGAGAAGATGAGACTCTTGGACCTTGAGTCAAGAAAGAGGATAGCAAATGGAGAATCTGAGAAAAAAGTGAATGAGGAGAGAGCAACAATTGAGAAAGAAATTGCAGAGGAGTCTGTCAAAAATTTAAAGGACCAATCAAAGTCAGCCAAGTCAGAGATGTCAGACTTGTTGGTGTTGACAGAATTGTATCAAAACTATCATAATCTCAGAAACTCAGCTCCCAAAATGAGTGACATTGTGAGTGATGGCTCTGGCACAATAAAAAAGACTATAAGTGAAGTCAAAGAGATGGGTGAAGTGTTGAGGCAACAATTCAATCAAGGCAAGAAATATGGTGAGGAGGGATTCATTGAGAAAGGCTCAACTGGAGACCTATTGCTTAGAATCAAGCAAGAGGCCACTGCCTCCATTCAAGTTGTGAATGACTTGTCTGGAGCTACTGATGAGTATCAGAAGATTCTTGATGACAGACTTGTCTCAGAGGAGGAGATGAGAAAGAAATTTAACGCACAAGTACCAACTGGTAAGAAAGTAGTTAAAGTTTTAAAGGAGATTAAGACTGAATATAAAGACCTTATTGACAGAGAGAAAGAGCTTTTTGATGTGACGAGTGACAGATTGGATTTGCTTGAGAGTATTGCTGAAATCACCAGAGACAGAAAGGTGGTATCTGCTGAGGAGGACATTGACACTGAATTCAGAAAGCAAAAGACAGAGGTGGGCAATACTGGAGAATTGGATACAGAGCTATTAGATGACCTTGTGATTAATAAATCAAAAATAAAGGCAGACAATCTCAAAGCAGATGCAGACTTTGAGAAGATGATGCTCCAGAGAAAATATGATTTTGAGGCAAAAGAGAGAAGAGAGAAACTTGACAAAGAGAAGGATGAGCTGAATGCATCTGCTCAATCAGTTTATGAGGCCAATCTTGTCCTCTTTGCTGGGAATGAGGCAAAGAAATTGGAGGCAAAAAATAAATTTGACAAAGCCTTGATTGAGATTGACAAGGGATACAATAGGGAGGTGAGTGACCTTCAAGCAGTACAAGTGGAGCAGAAGAAAAATCTTGATACTAAGATACTTATCATTGATGAAAATCTCAGAGATGACATTGTTGAGAATAATGCAGAAATGAATGAAGAAATAAATGTCTTGAATGATGAACTCATTGGAGACCAAGAGATGTACTATGCAACACAACTGGCCAACAGAAAAAAGGCCAACAAAAAGACCTTAGATGCAGAAAAACAAATGTGGCAAGACAGAATGGACATTGCTCAGATTGGCACTGATGTCCTCATCAAATTAGCAGATAGGAGAATCAAGAAAATTGATGACGAGATTGCAAAGGCCACAACACAAGCAGACTTTTTGAGGCAGTTGGCAATTAATGGGAATATTGATGCAAAAGACTCACTTGCTGAACAGCAACAAATCATTGACGAGGCCAACAGAAAGAAACTACAAGAAGAGAAATTAAAGGCAAAAATTGAGTTTGCAAATTCAGTCTTTCAGACTTATGGAGCCAAGGTCCAATCTGGGTCAGAGAGTCCTCTGGCAGATACCATCAAGGATGTCTCACTCCTCCAGCAGTTTATTGCAAAGTTTACACCAACATATCTGGATGGGACTGAGGATACTGGCTCACATGGTCAAGGTATTGATGGACAAGGAGGATTCCATGCTATACTTCATCCAAATGAGAGAGTATTGACCAAAGAGCAAAACAAGGCCATTGGAGGCTTGTCAAACGACTCTCTCACCAGAGTGGCTCAAGATTATCAGAATGGAAAGATAATGCAAGAGGGAGCCTCACAGATAGGTCAAGGATGGGATACTGCACTGATTGTGAATAGACTTGAATCATTAGAGCAGACTATTAAAAACAAGCCAGAACATTCTCTGAAAGTGGAGGATGTTGTGACTGGAGCCATGACAATTGTGAGAGAGACCAAGGCTGGAAACACTTTGAACTATAACAGATACAGAATAAGAAAATAATGAGACACTTTTTGAATGGAGTGGAGGTAGCTCCAAGAAACATCTTGACAATTGGAGTGGAGTCTGACTTCACAGACAGACCAGAATTCTTGAATGTTGACACTGAGAAATTGGTACTACCAAGAGAGGCAGTCCCAATCATCCAGCAACATCTTGCAACTTATGGGCCATTTGAGGGAATCCCATACCAGATGATACTTGCTGGAGGTGAAACTCTGGAGTATTATGTTGATTTGCAAAGTGACCCAATATTCAGAGACTATGAGATTGAGGTGAAAATCAAGAAGAGGGGAGGGATTGACAACTTTTTTGACAGAGCAGAAGGGACCACATGGGAGTTGATGGCCAAGAAGGGAGTCATCTTTGACAAGTTTGACATCCCCTATCTCATCTTACCAGATGATGTAGTGGCCACAGCTATTGGATTGGGAGTCTCAATTTATGTCTTGACTAATGCTGTCATTGACCAATTTATTGCATTGAGTCAAACAACCACCAACATCATTGATTCTGTCACTCCAGAGGTAGGAGCTGGTGTGACAACTGACCCAGCAGAGATAGGCACATTGGTAGTGAAGGCACTGCTCCAGTTGGCAGTCTTGGTCTTGACATTGGTTGCACTCCTCAAGATGATTCAACAATTTTTTGAGTTGATATTCCCAAAGGTGAGATATCTTCAAGGGATGAAAGTCAAGAGACTTCTTGAGCAAGGATGTCAGTATCTTGGATATCAATTCTCATCCACTTTGCTGGATGGAATCTCTGGACTCACAATCTGTCCAGTACCATTGGTCAAAGAAAAAGATTCTTTTTGGGACTATCTCCAGAATGACCTCAATTTTGCATATACAAAAGGATATCCAACTGCATCAGACACAACTCCATCACTGGACACTTTACTCAGAGCAATGGAGACCACATTCAATGCAAGGACAAGAGTCAGAGATGGCCTTGTTGAGCTTGAAATAAGAAACTACTGGCAAGACCTCTCATCCAATCAGATTGTCCCAGCACTCAACATCCAAGGTGATAGGCAGAATCAATATACTCTCAACACTGCTGACATCTGGAAGAGGACCTATATCCACTATAATGTGGATTTTTCTGACCTTTATACGGTTGATTTCTATGACCCAACAGATGCAGAATACTCAACAGAGCCAGTCCTTGTGAATAATGCTGACCTTGTGACAATAAGAGGACTCAATGAGGTCATCATCCCCTTTGCTCTTGGTGTGAGAAAGAACAATCTCAACTGGCTGGAGAACTTTGCAAAAGAATTTTTTGAGTTGGCTGATGAAGTCCTCAGTACCTTTGGAGGGAATGGGAATTACTCTGGACAGATTGAGGCCAGAAAGGGAGTGATGAAATTATCCCAGCAATTTTTTTCAACATCAAAATTGATGTACACTATTGGAGGGAAACAGCCAACCAATTATGCAAATTTATTGAGAGCAAGTACAATATATCAAAACTATCATCAAATTAATGAGATACAAGTCAATGATTATAAAATTTTTGAGGATGTACCAGTGAGGATGACTGGAGAAGAATTCCTATCTTTGTTAGATAATAATTACGCAGAAATTGATGGACAGATTTGTGAGATTTTGACAATCAAATTCAAGGATGAGGAGACTCTTGCCACTATCTCCTATAAACAACCAGATGATTGGGCCAATGGAAAGACAATAGTGTTAACAATTAACAACTAAAAGAGATGATTGAGGACATAAAAAAAATGCAATTGAGACTGGGCAGAGACATGAAGGAACTGACCAAAATGCTGGACACAACTCTGGCATCAATCCCAGAGGATGGAATGGAGAAAGTGAAGGAGGCAAGACTCGACATGGCAGAGGTCCTCAATAGTATAAAAAAAGGCCAGAGTGATGTGGCCAACAAAATAATTGATAAGTATGCCAATTTTAATAGATAGTACAGAATTCACCAATCCCTTTGGCTCAGTTGAGACCTTCTACAAGTCGAATGCTGGAGATGAGATGACAGCAGTCATGACCATCAGAGGACAGATAAGAATGACATCAGTTGGCAATCCTTTGACTCTTGACCCAACAACCAACCAAGTCCAGTCATCTGGACAATCATGGCTTGACAATGGATTCAGAGTGGGTCAAATTGTTTATTGTGTAAGATACACATCTGGAGGCTCTCCAATGTCAATCCCAAACAATCCATTTTGGACAGAAGTGACCAATGTCAATGACAATGTGATTGACCTCACATCTTGTCCTCAATGGTATAATATTGGAGCCAGTGAGATAATGACATTGACATCAGTTGTGGCCACTGGCTCAACATCTGCTTTGGCCTTTGATGAAGTTGATGTCTTATTCAATCAACAAAAAAATGGAGTACCAGCATCACCATTCTCACTCATTGATTCTGAGGTGACAAGAGCCAGAATGACTGGAATCTCAGCTCTATCTGTGGGAGGCTCATTGGCTGGGAATATGTTAGGCAATCAGTCTGGAGGATTTGTGAAGGATGTGACCATCACCAGAGTGGCTGGAGTTGACCAATTTTACAGATATGAAATATCTGTGACCTTTGTCAATTCTGGGATGTATGACTCTGCTTGGTTTTTTACATCTGATTGTCTCAAGACCACAATGTCAACAGAGTGGTCTGTCGTACCATCTGAGCCATTCAACAGAATCACTGGAGCATATTCATTGGATGGTGACACTGGATACTATGATGAGCCATTCAACACTGGAATCTCTGACTCTATTCTTGTTCAAGGCATCTCAGAAATTGACTATTGTGTCCCAACAACTGCCACAATCATTGTGGATGGTCCAATTACTGACATAGGTCTTGGAGCCTTATACCTTCCAGATGATGTCACATATTATAGAAATCAAGTGTCAAGTCAGTACAATCTGACAATGGTCACACCTACACAACCAGTAAACAATTTTCTCACATCTGTGTCCTCTGAATTGAATCCCTCTGGAGCTGGTTATGACATAGAGATGACCAGTCTCACACAAGTTGGGACAATTAGCACTATTGAGATAATAATCACACCAAACGCATCACTCCAGACCTTCATGGATGGAAGAGACCCAAATGACAGAAGATTCTTGCTCTGGGTGAGATGTGGGAATCTCAATCTATTGGCTCATGACAATCAGCTCCAATGCTCCCCTCCAGTTGGTGGGCCATTAATTATGGCGCAGTCTTATGCCTTCCTTGACCACTCTGAGAATGTTGATGATGCAGTTGGTGACTTCACTGGATTTGAATGCAACACTGAGGATGACATTGGATATGTTGGAAGATTCCTTCTGGAGAAGAATGTCCAGATTGATTCTTTCTCTGTGAAAGTGGAGGGATTCAATTCATCCACAGATGAGGACTTCACACTTCAAGAGATAACTTTTGGATTCAATAATGTCCAGATATCTGGTGATGGTAGATACTTATTGAATGAGACCCAGAGTGTCATCAATACACTTCCAGCTACATCAGAGAAACTAAATGCCATCCTTGTCCTTGATGCTACACTTGACACTCCCACACACTATGGAGTTAAAATTTATGCACCTTGGCTGATGAATTGGAAGTCATGGATAAATCAGACCAATGCAAGTGTGGATTTTTATCCATTCCAAGACCAGAACTGGGTCAGATATGATGACTCACTCATTGATTGGTCTGTGAGGATGGAGTTGTCCCTTATGATTGATGGTCTGGCATACACTCACAATGAGAATATCAATATCAAAGACTATAATTCCAATGAATTTGTTGACCAAGTTATTGATTTATTTATTGACTCAACCAACACCAATGTCCAAGTCATCCCAGAGGGACTCTTGATGAGAGTGGTGGGTACTCACACATTGACGAATGGACAACAATGGGACCAATCTCTCACATGGGGAATGATAACGGTTGAGCCATACCAAGCAGAGAGGAGATGGATTCTGTCAACCGTTGTGGATTTTGATAATAACACAAGCAATCCTCTGACTCCTATCTCTGGACTCTTGATGCCTATCACATATCCATCTCCCAATGTAGCTAGAATGGAATGTTTTTTCAATCCAGACTTTATTGACTTGACAAATAATATTAAATTTACAACCAAGATTAAGAGCAATTGTCCAACTGATGGCATTGAGGTCAAGACCATGACAGATGGGACTGAAAAATCAATGACAGATGGGACATTAAAAACTTTAGCACCTTAAAAAAAATAACATGAGTAATATCAACAACTATCCATTGACAGCCGTACAGATTAATGATGAGGATTTTTATGATGTGGACTATTGGACTGGCACATCATACGAGTCAAGGAAAATCTCTGGACTAACACTAAAAAACATACTTGGAGCCTTGCCTCCATTAGCATCTGGCCTAATATGGCAAGGAGATGCTGGAGGAGTGGCCCAAGCAGTCCCACTCCCATCAACAAGCTCCACACTTTACTCAGCAGATGGGACATTGATTTCTAACAGAGTAGTGAATGGTGGCACATTTGAGTTGACTTTTGAAGCAATTAAAAAATGGAAAACAGAAATAACACCAACAACTTTGGACATTGGATATCATCATCTTGTTGATGCATCCTCTATGAACACTACTGATGTAGTATGGAAGATTGATTGTGTAGGAAACAATATTTGCTCACTTTCGTTGACAAAAAATGGTAGACTTATGGTCACACCTTCACCATTAGAGCCTTATATCTTGCCAGTTACAAATGGATTCAGACCTTCTGGAGGTTATTCAGTTTATGTGACAGATGACCAGACTCCAAGTCAAGGCTCCTTCCAAAATATGGACTTTATGGCACAACAAATCGAGTCATTTTTGTCTGTTGGGAACAATTTTGCATCAACTCAATGGGATACTTCTGCAACAAATGTCCCCTTGGCAAATGGCACAATCGCAAATGGAATGACATTTTTTACTGATGCTGACAAGGACACTAATGGCATTACTTCATGGGATGAGTATGACTTGAGCTATGGAATTGACTTGACATTCACTGGCACAAGTGGGACTGCCAGTGTTGATGTAGTGGCAACTCTTTTTACTGCTACTTTTAACACTGATTTGAACACAACTGCCTCAGATTTTGTGACATTGCATTCTGCCTCAATGCTTACTCTTGGAATTAGATTGTTATACAATGGAGGTGCAACAATCAGATTCTCTGGAAGTGAAGCAGATTGTAATTCTGTGGCAATTACAAATTTAACTGGAGACTTAGATGGCACAAGATTGAATCCTTTCACTGGCTTGAATGCATCAGCTCCAGACCATATAATTATTCCTTATGTGGGTGAGCCATACGAAGGACAAAGATTGCAACATAAGTTTAGGGTGAATTTTGGGATTGCAACTGGCTCAACTCAGACATTGGGACTTTCATTGAGAAGGTTTGAAGATGATTCAATCATTGGAAGTGAGATGAAAGTGGTGAGAGACCAAGATGTGGAAGGGAATCAATTTACTTTTTTGACATACACATCTGGAGCAAATGACCCATTTGTCCTTGGTGGTTTCTATTTTGCTTTGAGGAATGACTCTGGAGGCAGTGTTGACATTAATGGTAATATTGGGATATACATTGAGACAATGTACCAAAGTCCAACAATATTCCCATAAACAAAAAAAATAATTAAAAGATAAGATTATGGCAGATTGTGGGTGTTTATTTATTCAATGGAGATTCGGAGCCTCTCCAGATAGTGGACAATTCAATCCAGTGGGACTCTATAATGGGTCATCATATTATGAATTTAACACTCTTGATGAAGGTCTGCTATATTTATTCTATGATGGAGGGACTCAGTGGATAGTGTCAAATGGCTTGGGAGTTATTAATTTAAATAGTCCAATTTATACAATGGACCCAACTCTTGAGAGTTGTCCAGAGGGAGGAGGAGAGTGGTCATATCCCCAGACTTTCACATATCAGATTTTAACTGCTCTATGTGACAATGATGCCCTCAATTGTTGTCTGAGTGTTTCACAGATAATCTCTGGACAATCAAATTCATTTGTGTTAAATGTGGCCAATGCAACTGGATTCACAAGCACTGGACAACTCTGGTGGGAGTGGTGCATTAATAATGTTGGTTATCAATTATTTTCTGAGGATGTGGAGTCTGGTGGTTGTCTCTGGACTTTGACCCAAGGCAAGTGTGGAGAGGCCTTTAATGTTGGCCTTGCTATCTGGACACTGAATCAATCACCATGTGGATGTCCTTTCTCAGAGAATTGGAGCAACATCTCTGGAGGTGCAGTCTCATTCTTCTCAACTGGCCCATGTAAGACTCCTCCATGTGTCCCTATTGAGGACAGAGATTTCAGAGTCTATAAGTCCATTAAATTGCCAATAGTATTCACCGAGCAAAACAGAGGATTTAAGATATGCTGTGACCCATTGATGGTCCTTGCTGGAGGAGACACTGAGTCATGGAAGAATGATGTGTCATCTGCTTGGATAAAAGTATCAGACCCATCTGACCTCTTTGAGTTTGTCCTTGAGAAGGATGGAATCCCAGTAACATCATACACTCTGATTGTGGAAGAATTCCCAAATGAGGAGAATGCATACTATACAACTATACAATGGAGAGATGTTCTGGCATTAGAGGGAGCTGGATGCTATGAGTTAAAAATCACATACAACATCTCTGGAGTGATTGGTGACTTGTCATGGGCCAAATATAATCTCATGCCATACTCCATTCAGAATGCTCTCAAGACTGCAAGAATCAGAGTCAAATTCAATCTCAAGCAAGAGATTGAAGGCATCAACTTCACTGGAGCAAATGTGGAGGATTCATTCAGATTCTGGGGATTCATTGGAGACCGACAAGTCAACACTGAGATTGACAATCTCACTTATCAAGACAGAAGTGTCAAGACCGTTGTGAGAGAAAATCTGGACACCTACATCATCAGCACTGACCCACTTCAAGAATCTTTCATCACACCATTGACAGATTTGTATCTATTGAGTGAGAATGAAATGTTTATATCAGACTATAATTCACACAATCATTCTTACAAGATACTTGACATCCCAGTTGTGGTCCAAGAGGCTCCAGAGATTGACTATCTTGATAGATTCCAGAGAAGAGCTGTCCTCACTTGTACGGTAGGAATAAGAGACAAGACAAAAAGAACAAACTATTAATAAAAAAAGTCATGAATAAATTGTATATTGAAGGGAACTATTTGATTATTCAAGAGGGGATTGTAATATCCAACTTTATTGCTTTATCCAGCACATACTCATTGACAATTGAGCCAGATGGATACATCATCAACACATCTGGTAGGGATGGGATTGTCATTCATACTGCTGATATTGGGACATGGTTTGATGAGGCTGGAGTGGTAGCGTTTACAGAGGCCACATTGATAACTTTTTTGAGACTTAATACTGGATTTTAATGGAACTTAATGAACTTTTAAACATTCTTAAAGAATATGACCTCCCAACTATATTGATGGGGATATCCTTCTATTTGTTTATAAACAAGAAACTGAATACGGTTGACAAGGCTGTCAATTGTAGAACTCCAGACTCCATGACAATCAGCCAAGAGGTCAGTGAGATTCACAGAAAGGTTGACATGAATGCAACTACTCAAGCCAGAAACATTGAATATATCAAGAGTGAAATGGACAGACACAGAGAACTTGATGAAAGGACATTTGTTGTGATATCAAGAGACATCAAATCATTGAATAAAAGAGTCACTACTTTAAGCAAAATTAATAACTAATAAAACGACAAAATGAAAAATAGAATATTAAAAAACTGGATGACAACTTTATTGGCAGTGATTATGATTGCATACTGCATGATTATGATTCACCAAGGCAGAGAGACAACTGACATGGCTGGATTCTTTGGCATGGCTGGACTTTTATTGAGGAGCAAAGACTCTCTCATTGGACTCCCAAAAGAAGAGGATGGGCAAGGTTAAAATAATATTGATTTTTGCAATTGCTTTGGCTGGATGTAGGAGTCCAGAGAGAATGATTGAGAAGGCACTTGAGAGGTCTCCAGAGGCACTCTCTCAATATTCTGACACAATCACCTTGATGAAGTATCAAGTGGACTCTGTGATGATAGAAATGGGAGACACAATCATCTGGGAGAAAGTGGTCAAGGAGATTCACTTTGATACTATCATCCCATTGAGACAGATTGCCATTGAGCAGTCCAAGACAAGACAAGAGGTGAGAAAGTCTCACAGATTAAGTCTGGCATTAATCAAGCAAGAGAAGAATGAATCCAAACTCCAGAATAAACTGGACAAACTACAAGCCAGAATGGATGCAAAGACTGACAGAGTGAAGGTGAAACATGAGACTAAAATTGTTAGAGCCAAATCAAGAAGGTGGCTCTGGATTCTGGTGGGGATAGTCATTGCCCTTGTGGGGAGGATAGCATTCAATTTAATTTTTAAAAATATAATCAAACTAAGATAATCATGATTGATGCAATCAGAGAGGACTCAGCAATCCAGCCAATGACTACACTCAGAAACAGAATGGAGTGGAGGAGATATGAGAAAGAGGCCATCAGAGTGGTGGGACACCTTGAAGAAATAAACACTACTTTTTTATATGAATTATTTTCTGAAAAATATACTCAGACTTATTCTGAAATATATCAGACCTATTCCATCAAGTGGATTGATAGAGTCAAAGAAATCTGCAAAAGTCAAAACATCAGATACCTTGGAATTGACCTCCACTGGTTTGAAAGAAACTACAAGCCAAGACATAATGATTGAAGAAACACACACACCAGAGATGTCATCAAAGTATCACTATCTGATTGATGCTGGACATGGAGGATGGCTTGTGGATGACAATCATCCAGATGGACACTATCCAACTGCTGGAAAGAGAAGTCCAAAAGACCCAGAGACTGGGTTGTGTCTAATTTATGAGGGAGTTAATAACAGAATCAATGCCAAGATGATTGTCAAGGAGCTGAGGAGGATGAGAATCTCAGCAAGTTTATTGGTCCCAGAGGAGGAGGACATCTCACTTGGAGAAAGAATCAAGAGAGCCAATGCAGAGCAAAAAGAGAGAAAGTGTGTCCTATTGTCTATACATTCCAATGCATCTGGAAATGGAAAAGAATGGGCCAAGGCAAAAGGAATCTCTCTGCACATTGCAAAAAATAGGAGCAAGACAACTGACCAACTTGTGTCAATCATGGAGGATGAATTCAAAGAAGATTTTAACCAATTGACAAAATGGAGAGGAGTCAGAATCAATGATTTTTACATGACAAAAAAATCAACTTCACCATCAATTTTGTTGGAGATTGGATTCCATGATAATCTTGAAGAGGCCAAAAAAATGCTCACAGATGAGTGGAGAATTTTGTTGGTGAAATCAGTTTCACATTCCATCATCACCTTTGAAGATGCCTCTCCAAAAATGACAATTTAATCACTGATATTTTTATCAATTTTAGTCCAGATTCTCATCAGATTCTGGACTTTTTTTGTGCCTATTTCTCAAAATACATCAATCAATTTAAACACACTTTTTAAGCCTTCTAAGAGACTTTGTCATCTCGCTGGTATGGTAGTATAGAAAAACGGAGATGTGAGGTCGCCTTGCTGTGACTGGGATACAGAGGTGGTGTGACATTTTCTCCATAAAAAAGTGATGTAATTTTATTAGAGGCTCTGTATCCCAGTGGCAATAGGCAAAGAACACATTTGTTAGGTAAAAATTAGGATATTAATTTTATTGTGCATTATATTTGTCAAAACAATTAAAAACACAACAATGAAACACTCAAAAAATGTCTCTCAAATGAAGAGATATCACATCACTTTTTTTCTTAGTGATACACAAATCCCCACACTTTCTGGGGTGACAATTTCAGCACTCAACATGGTTGATGCTCTCTCAAAATCTCTCAATCAAGGAGTCAAATTGAATCAAATAAAATATATTTTAGAGCTATGAAAAACGAAAAAAATATCTTAGAAATTGAAGTCAAATGTCCAGAATGTGATGGCAAAGGATTCAATGAAGTTGGACCAGAATGTGGATATCCATCATCTCAATGTTGTGGAGGATGCTATCACAATGTAATCTGCACAGAGTGTGATGGTGGAGAGATTCTCCTTCAATTTGAAGAGGAGGAGACTGCTGAAATTATCAAGGCTCTCATCAGAGGAAACATGGAAGAGGCTCAACTGGTAATTAATGACAAACACTTTGCAATATGTCAGCAGTAGTAAGAAGAGTCCTCAATGTATCTCTGGAATATTCAGACATCAAGGAGGTTGAGATGGCACTAAAAAAAATACACAGAGACATCCAGAGTGGCAAGAAGTATGAGAGAGTGATGTATTCCTCATCAATTGTGGAATGGTCATGTAAGAGTGCAAATTTAATGGACTACACAGAAGAGGTTATCAATGGCCAACTTTGTCAAGTGTATCAATCAAAAATTAACAAAAAGAAAAAAATCAAAAGATGAATAAAAGAAACTATTTAAAAGTGACATACAAATACTTGTACAGAGCCAATGCCAGAGACATGGTCCAAGAGTTTACCTTGTCAGAGGCAAGACTCATCAACACAATTCTCAAGGAGCAGTCAGTTGATGGCAAGTGTAAAGTGGAGCTTATGGAATGCTCACAAGAGGAATATAAATCAAAATTTTAATATCATGAGCATATTTACAGAGATGAAGAATATCAAGGGGAAAGTGGAATATCTCCTCAAGAAAAATCCAGCATTGAGGGATGATGATTCCAAACTGATTGCCACATATTGGTGGCATGAGATGGGCAAGGAGAAAACTCAACTAATGACTGGATATGATTTTCTTGATACATTCTCCAGAGGAATCTTGACAAGCCAGAAGTCAATCAGCAGAGTCAGAATAAAACTGCAAGAGGACAATGAGTCTCTCAGAGGTAAATCATACAATGGCAGAATGAAAGCAGAGAAAGAAGTCAGAGGCAACATCAAAGGACTATGATGGGAAAGAAGTCATTTGTCCTATACTCGGACCTCAAGGAGGTAGTGGACAAGCTCCCAGATGCAGAGGCTGGGACTCTCTTCAAGTTAATTCTGGACTATGTGAATGATGAGAACCCAGAGCCAGATGGACTCCTCATGGAGATTGCATTTGAACCAATCAAGCAACAATTGAGAAGAGACCTCAAGAAGTGGGAGGACATCATTGGTAAGAGGAGCAAGGCTGGGAAGTTGTCATCTGCTCAAAGGGGACTTATGTTAACAAGTGTTGAGCAGTGTGCAACAGATTCAACTGATAGTGTTATTGTTAATGTTACTGATAGTGTAAATTGGGATAAACTAATTGACGTATTCAATCTCATCTATGGGACCAATAAAAAAATCATCTCAGAGTCCATCCGAAAAAAGTACAGAGCAAGGCTCAAGGAAGGATATACAAAGAAGGACATTGTGGCCTCTATGAAGTCAGCTAAAAAAGATGATTTTCACAAGAATACACTCCCTCCATTTAAACATCTCACACTTGAATTCTTCTCCAGACCAGACAAGCTGGACAGATTCATGGACCAAACTAATTCAACTAAATACATTGCAACAAAATGAATGACACATTGAATATGAAAGACACACTTGACAGAATCTATGGATTGATTCTTCTGCATTCACAATCTGAGGCCATTGAGATATTCAGCAACATCAGAGAAGAATGGAATCTCACTGGAGTACATAAGGCACTCCACACCATAATCAAGGAACTTGTCCAGAGTGGAGATGACATCAATATCCTAACCGTTACTGACAGAATGATGATGGGAGGATATGACAGAAAGTATCTGCTTGAGGCATCAAAGATGACCAACAAACTTGGCTCTCTTGAGATTATGTATGTGGATACTTTACTCAATAGGATGGAGCATGAATTCCACAAGAGGAGGGCATCCATCACTGGAGCCAACATCACAAAATCAGTGGAGTCAGATGACTTCCAGATTGAGAAGTACAGAGCATCTCTTGAGACTGCAATCAAGGAGATTGATATCAAGAAGAAAGTAACTGAGACCAACAGAGACACCATTGTCAAGGTGTTGGATAGTCATGACAAGGCTCATCATGGAGAAGTGGATGGAGTGGCACTTCCATTCAATACATTCAGAAGAGTGGTCCTCATGGAGGATGTGGACCTCATAGTCATTGGAGGCAGACCAGCAATGGGAAAGACTGCATGGGGAGTGTCATGTGCATCAGATTGGGCATACAAGATGGACCTCAAAGTGGTCATCTTTGCTCTGGAGATGTCAAAGACTCAGATGATGAGAAGGCTCTTGTCTCATAGGTCTGGAGTGAATTCAAACTCCATCAAATATGGTGAAATGAATGAGAATGAACATGAGAAAGTCTGTGGAGTATGGACTGAGAAGATGGACAATATCACAATATTTGAAGGGAGTCAGAGTGTTGAGGACATTGCCTCTGAGGTGACAAGACTCAAGATGGACTCTGGAGTTGATGTGGTCATTGTTGACTATCTCCAGAAAGTGAGACCCAGCCACTCTGGACATTCTATGTATGAGGCAGTCACTAAGGCCTCCAATGGCCTCAAGTCAATTAGTCAGAATCTAAAAGTCCCAATCATGGCACTTGCACAATTGTCCAGAGATTCTGCAAAGGTAGGGAAGAGACCATCTTTGCCAGACCTCAGACAATCTGGAGAGATTGAGCAAGATGCATCCATTGTAGGATTCATCCACAGACCAGAATACTATGGAGAGACAGAGATGGAATCTGGAGAGCTAAGTCATGGGAGGGCAGAGATAATCATTGGCAAGAATAGAGAAGGAGATTGTGGAGTGTATGAGATGTCTGTGGACCTATCCACTTCTAAATTCTCTGACATAGGATACAAGGACATGAGAGAGCCAAGTCTCACCAACATGAATCAACACCAGCCAGATGATGAAAATCCATTCTAAAATTTGCAAGGCTCCAGACTGCTCCAATAAATTCCAGCCATATAAATCAACTCAAGTGGTTTGTTGTATTCAGTGTGCTATCATATTGGCTAAGAATAAGAATCTAAAAGCAATACTCACCAAGGCAAGAGTGGATAAGAAAAAATATTATGATGAGAATATGACTATCCAAAAATTAGCCAATAAGGTGCAAAATGAATATTTCAATCCATGGATAAGGAGGAGAGACATTGGCAAGAGTTGTGTCTCATGTCCAAAGATTCTCTCTGGGAAGTTTGATGCTGGACACTTCTGGCCAAAGACTAAGTCATCTATCAGATTTGATGTGTCAAATGTCCATGGCCAATGTGTCAAATGCAATCAATATCTTCACTCCAATCCTCATGAGTATAGAGCCAAGATACTCACAAGGATATCTCAAGAGGAGCTGGACAGATTGGACACCATGGCCCACTCAACAAGGCACTGGACAAGGGAAGAACTCAAGGAGATAATGCTAAAGTATCCAAAACAAAAAAAAAGTAAAAAAAAATAAGGCTCTGCATCCCAATCTGTGACTGGGTTGCAGAGTTTTGGTCTCATTTAACTTGAAATTAAATGAATAAAAAACTTGCTATACTCTAAAGTTGTATTAACTTAGCAGTCCCATAAGGGATGTATCAAAACACAACAAAATGACACAAGTATCTGATTATCAAGTAGTTAACCCAAGAACTAAAGAGGGAAGAATCATCACTATCAAGGCTCAAATCCTTGCTATCACTGAGATATACGGACATAACAATCACAAGGTGATTGCATTACGAATCAAATTGAACAACATCAAATAATTAGAATTATGAAGGTCAATGTAACAATGAGAGAGGTCCAGTATTTTGAGTCAACAGAGGAGATTGAGATGACTCCATTTGAATATGCAACATTCTGCAAGACTGGGAGCCTCCCAGCAAAAAAAGAATTTGATGTTAAATGTGAGTTTGACCAGTCTGGAATCATCACAGATGGTGGTCATCAAATTACAGAGCAGACAATCATTAGAATAGAAAAAAAATCAATAATCAAATAATCAATAATTTTTAAAACACAACACATGAAAAACACAACACAATTATCAGTAAGCGAAATAGAAAAAATTTTCACAAGATACCAGACTATTCAGACTACTTGTGAGAATGGTGAGTCCAAAGAATTCATCATCAATGGGATATATCAATCCTCAAATACTGGATACATATTGTCTGGACATAGACACTACACAATTGAGAAATCAAAATATGGGCAAATGTTTTTAATTTTTGGTACTGAAAAATATTTGATTTCTGAGAACATTGTAAGTGATTGCCCAACTATCATAATAACTGCAAAGAAAGGCCACTCAATTGATGTGGACTCTTCATCTCTGGAGGTTATATTCCAGAAAGGAGATGTAATCAAGACAATCTCTGGACACATCAACATGAGAACAAACTGGGTCCATCTTTATGATGAGAAAGTGGAGATTGAGTTGAATGATTGGGGTGTGGATTTGGATGACATAGGTCTCCAGATTGAGAATCGTTCTATCCCTTTGAATCACTAAAAACATAAGCAAGGGAGGGGATATTCTTCTCCCATAATTTAAAAAAAAAGTCATGAATAAATTGAACTATACAAAGTTAATGGATGCCAATCCTCTGGAATACTCAGAGATTGTAAACCAAGAGAATCAAATAATCTCCTTTCTGGAGCATCCCTATGAGGGAGATATGTATCCAGTGATTGCAGTGTGTCATGCCAGAGAGGTGGCTTACTGCACTGACTTCTGGGACACTGAGGACTTCACCTCTGGGAGTGATTATCTCCCAATTGTGAAAGAGGATGGGACAATGGTGAATTTTTATGAAATTTAATTACACAGATATGACACAATCACAAAGAATGACATTGATAAATATGACCATCACCAGCAGAGGTGATGGCACAATTGACCAGAATATGGCGAAAGAGTTGAGAATGATGGCCTTTAAGTCTCACCTAAGAGAGAAACGTGACAAACTGATGGCAGAGGAGCAGAGAAGGAGAGAAGAGTCCACAGAGGCTCTCTATGAGGTAGATATTGCAAAACATGGCTCATTCTGTATGGAGGTATGTAGCAGAGATTGTGACATGGTAGAGAACACAACTCTTGCCAGATACACCAGCCTTGCTGAGTTTAAAGCAGACCAAGAGGAGGCATGGGAATGGGCAGAGGGACCAATCACATGGACTCACATCAGCCATGAGGATGCTTGGAGATTTGAGCCAAGCCAGAGAGACCTCATTATGGAGAATGAATGGTGGAGATGGATATCACTTGAATATAAATTATAAAAATCAATAAAAATGAAACTATCAGAAGTTAAGAACATTATAAAAATGGCCAAGGCTGGTCAAGAGATTATCATTGAAAATAATATTTGTGGGACATTTGAATCCATCACCAACAAGATGGGAGCAAAGAGCAGACACTTCAAGCCATATACAGACCAATCATTCTGGTCATCTTGGAGAGTTGGAATTCCATACAAGTGGAAAGGGAAGTCTCTTGTGTTATGGGTCAAAGGTTATCAGAATGTAAGTGATAAAGACATATTTTGGATGTGTGAAACAATCTGGAGCATTAAGACTAACAAGGAGCTGAGAAAGGATGCCTCTGTCAATTGTTGGGACCATGTGAGGGCCAAGGCTAAAGACAAAAATATTAACATCACTGATATCAAAGCAAAAAAAATCAATCCAGAGGATGTCTCAAAGGGATGGCAAGTGAGTCACCTTGGAGTGGATTGGATAATTGAGCCAAACATCTCATTTGTTGACCCAAGCAAGTCCACTGGATTCTGGGTCAAGTGTCCCTCATCAGAGAGGAGATATGCATCATTCAAGTATACACTCAAGGAGGCCAAGGCATTCATCAAATATGACTCTGGTGAATGGCTCTCAAATAATATAAATTAATCTAAAATGTCAAAAAAAATGAGAAACACAACAGAATTGGAGCAAGAAGTCCTCCACTATCTCAATGAGTTGAGAGAGTCTGGAGAGACCAACATGATGGATGGAGGCAGATATGTCTCTGCTCATTTTGGAATGTGCCGACAAGAGGCCAGAGAATTCATAAAAATGTGGATGGATAACTTTCAACCATCTGGAGAGTATGAACAAGTAAAAATAAAAGAATCATGATTGAAAAAAAAAGAATTTTTCTGGTGTATGCTGGAAGATGCAGAACATCAGACAATAAGATTGGATATCAATATTTGAGAACGGTCAACAAAGTAGTGAAGATTGAGACTGAGAACTTTCTCCAAGATAGTACCAGAGAGGAGGAGGAGGTCATATTCTCAAGGAAAGTGGTCAAGTGTGGAGTGGGAAACCTTATCTCATGCATTGACAATGGTGAAGGGAATTGGGGAGACTTCAAATGGGAGGGAATGCCAGATGATAAGGCATTGATGGGGAGAGCATCCCAGATGTCTGACCTCTTTGAATACCAAGAGAGAAGGAACAGAGAGAGAGCAAAAAAATCTCCCTCTGTACTGGATGAGATTGTCCAGACTCTGGATGAGAATGGATACTTTGACCTCAATGACAATGCAAGAATATTCTGGATTTCTGCACTGCAAGAGAAACTCAATGGAGAGATGCAGAAACGCTGGAGGAAAGAATACATAAAAAAAAATAAATATCAATAAATCAATAAATATGAAAACAATGAATGCAAAATTTTGCAAGGCACTGGCTGGATTCTCTCAAGAGGTCCCATCTATCCACAAGAACACCAAAGGATATGGATACTCCTATTCTAATCTGTCAGAGATATTCTCTGTCATCAATCCACTTCTCAAAAAGCATGGACTTGGATTCACTCAGATAGTGAATGGGACCAGTCTGACAACCATAGTCTTTCATGTGGAATCTGGAGAGACAATTGAGGGGACAATGGATATCCCTCAAGGAGTCCAACTCAAAGGAATGAATGAATTCCAAGTTTATGGGTCGGCAATTTCTTACTTGAAGAGATATCATATCTCTGGAATGCTTTGTCTTGTGACTGACTCTGACATTGATGCATCTGGAGTCCAGACAAAGCCATCCAAGGCCACTCTCTCAGATGTGAGATTCAAGAAAGCTCTTGAGTCAATCATTGCTGGAGATTATACCAGAGAGGAGCTGGAGACAAAATACTCATTAACTAACCAACAAAAAAAATCACTTAAATCATGAGCAAGAGCATTAAACTTGTTGACTGGAGTGGGCATCTTTTCAGATGCTCATCTCTGAGTCACATCACCAGCATTGGAAGAGGTCAAGAGATAACTTCAAAGCAGAGACAAGAATTGGCCACACTGATGGACAAAATAAAACTCACAGAGAAACAAGCAGAGAGGAGAGACTACTTGACTGACAAATTAACTGCAAAGCCAGAATTAAGCAAAGGAGCCAAGACCTATCTTGAAGGCTTATGGATTGAGGAGACATTCAACAGACCAAAGAACTTCTCAAGCAAGTACACTGAGAAGGGAACTGAGCAAGAGACAGAATCCATGCACCTTGCAAATAATGTCCTTGGCTGGGGTCTTGCCTCAGACTACATTGATGGAGTAGAATTCATTAAGCAAAGGATGAACAATGAATATATCACTGGAGAGCCAGACTTGAATTGTGAAGATTCTGCTGATTTGAATTGTGAGGATTCTGCTGGACTATTGGTGGACATCAAGTCCTCATGGGATGTGCATACCTTCCCTCACTTCAAGGATGACATTGAGTCTGCATACTATTCCCAAGGTCAAGGATACATGTGGCTTAGTGGAAAGACCTCATTTCAATTGGTTTATTGTCTTGTTGACACTCCAGAGAGACTCATATTGGATGCAATAAGGAGAGCAGAATGGTCTGAGGGATTCATTGAGATTCCAGAAGAGTATGAGGCAGAAATCAGACAATCCATGACCTTTGATGACATACCAGCAGAGGCAAGAGTCAAGAGATACAAATTTGAGGCAGATGCTGAATACATCAAGAAGGCCAAGGAATGTATCATCATGGCCAGAGAATATCTCTTTGAGTTGAATGAGAAAGGAACAAAAAGTAATTTTTAAGAATAAATAAATATAATAACATGAACAAAGTACAAGGAACAATCAAGAAGGTGGGAGCATTGATGCAAATCACAGAAAAATTCAACAAGGTGGAGATGATTCTGGTGACAGATGACACCTATCCACAGACTCTCTGCATTGAGTGGCCCAATGAATCAGTATCGAAGGCTCAACAATTCACTGAGGGAGAT